CATACCAAAAGAACCCAGCTAACTTGCTGTTTGCAATGGAGTACGCCGACGCAATCGGTGTGCACCCCATGACAGCAGTGCAATCAATCCACGTCATCGATGGCAAGCCGTCAGCGTCAGCGCAGCTAATCGCTGGCCTTGGTCGACGTGCGGGCCACATCGTCCGTGTCAAGTTTGACCGCAAGACGATGACCGCCACCGCTGAGGTGATCCGCAAGGATGATCCTGATTACACATTCCAATCCGTATGGGATATGGACCGTGCACGTTCCGCAAACCTCACAGGTAAAGCAGTGTGGAAGCAGTACCCCGATGCGATGCTTAAGGCACGTGCAATCACAGAGGTAGCTCGTGACGCATTCCCTGAAGCATTGTTTGGTGTGGCATACACAGCAGAAGAACTTGGCGCTGATCGCACAGACGAGGATGGTGCGCCAATCCAGGAAGCAGTTGTCGTTGAGACACCAGCAATTGGTCCAGCCGAGTTTGTTTCCACTGAGAATGTCGAGCGCTTCAAGCAGGCTTGCCTCAAGGAAGGCTTCGACCCATTCATCATTGCTGACTTCGCAAAGGTTGACCTCAACAATCTGCGTGAGGCAGACATGCCGCAGCTTCGTGAGGAGTTCAAGCGAGCACAACGTCAACGCCCCGAAAGCGTCATGTTGAAAGAGGAGGATTATGCCGAGCCGGTCACCCCGGCTGAAGTCAAAAGTCGCCCTCGCAAAACTACAAAGCAAGATGACGAACCAGCAGTGGAAGTATCAGAGGAAGTGGCGGTGGTAGAAGATGAGTGATGACATTGTGACCCGACTACGGGATTCAAAGTTGGACTGCGATTATTGCGATTCATGGCATATCAACGGTCAAGCCGCTGATGAGATTGAACGCTTGCGAGCAGAAGTCGCCCGTCTCAGTTCTTTCATTCACCCTATTGGGACAGTTATAGGCAGAGAGGCGGTGCGTGGTGCCAGCGCGTAGAACCGTTGACCCTAACGGTGTCGAGCGCACCACCGAGATGGTGGCGCTTCGGCTTACCGAGTCACAACTAACAACAATCCTGACGATTGCTAAACAGCGTGACAAGAGTGTGTCGTATACCTTGCGCTCACTGATTGCGGAGGAAGCAGAAAGGATTGGCCTTGTCGAAGAACAGACAGAAGGGGACAGCGTTTGAAACGCAGGTGGTCGAGGTGCTCAAAGCAAATGGGTTTCCATACGCTGAGCGCCGAGCCCTGCATGGCACCAATGACAAAGGTGACATCACCGGCACTGGCCCGCTTGTTTGGGAATGCAAGAACCATAAAGAAATGAAGTTGTCAGAGTGGCTAACCGAAACAGAACAAGAACGTTTGAATGCGGTTGCCGAGCACGGCATACTTGTAGTCAAGCGTCGAGGTAAAGGCGACGCACTTAAGTCCTACGCCGTAATGGAGTTGGAGCAGTTAATCACCTTGCTGCGTGAAGCCGGATACGGTGCAGCAATAAACAAGGAGAGCAAATGAATCAGATCAGCATTGTGGGCAAGGCCGGACAGAACCCCGAACTCAAGTTCACAAATAATGGCATGGCAGTGTGCACCTTTTCGGTTGCCACAAATCGCAAGGTCAAGGACGAGAAAGAAACAACATGGCATGACTGTGTTGCTTTCGACAAACTCGCCGAGAACATTGCAGGCAGCATTGCAAAAGGCAACGAGGTCATAGTCGTTGGTCGTCTTGAGAAGCGCAAGTACGACAAGAAAGATGGAACCAAGGCAGAAAAGGTGCAGATCATCGTCGACAACTGCGGGTTGTCATTGCGGTGGGACTGTGCTAGCGTTGGTGCAGAAGCGGTCAGCTCTGGAGTGCAAGCATTCCAGCAGACATTCTTCGAGGGCGCTGAAGAGGAGCCCTTTTAAGCCAGTCGCAGACTGGAACCGACAAGGCAAGACCTACGGGTCCCAACAGAAACGGAGACAAGATGCGACTAGCAACTCTTTTGTGTGTTGTTGTGTGTGTAGCAAGTGGGGGGTCAGCGGAAGCGCTGGCCCCCTCTGCTTTCACCGGATCGCCCCCGGTATTCGCCGCTGATGTGTTATACGAACACCGGTGGGACGAAGCACTAGGTCAGATGCGAGCGGCCACTGATGCGTTAGACCCTTACTCAGAGTTCAAGGGCAAAGTTATCTTTACTCAACGCTTCATGAACGATGTAGCGCAGTGCGAAACGGGCCAGGACCCGCAACACGTAGGTCGTGCAAGTGTGTCTTATGGTGAGGGCGCAACATTCCGAGGTGCATTCGGTAACTGGACAACGAGCAATGGCTCAGGAACATTCGAGTACTACGGTGGACGTGAATTATCTGGCACGTTCTGGGCGAACGAAGCAACGTACGATCAACAGAAGGTTGTGTTCATACGTAAATCATTGTACGGTTGGTTTGACAGCGAGCGAGGTGTGTTCGTACCACCAGCTGGCTTATCAAACAACAACTGCCTACGTTATGCGTGGCCAGTCGAATACGAGGTACACAAATGAGCAAGGAACCAATGGGCTATGACGATTGGATTCGTTACGGTCTTGAGAGAGGATTCTGTGGTCCGCCGGTATGCGAAACACACGATGGTTTACCCATGACAGCACAAGAAGAAGAGGACTTTTATGACGGTTCTGATCCGTGTATACCTATAGTGCGGCTCATGGAAGACAAAGCACACCAACAAGACATAGCCAAGAACCACACGCCTTCACAATGGCGAGCTGAACCTTTCTATGATGTCAAATGAAAGACTCAGCATGGGACGATGATCTGTGGGCATTGAAAGATGCCGACATGACATGGAGAGATGACGCTTACTGCCTTGGTAGTTCGCCAGAATTGTTCTACTTTGAAGCAGGACAAAGCAAGCGCAAGAACTATGCGGTCAACGAGTTCTGTGCTAAGTGCGACGTGCGTGAACGATGCCTGGAGTTTGCTCTCAACAACGAGGAACGCTTCGGTGTGTGGGGTGGGTTGACTCCGGCAGAACGCAATCGGATACTCAGCGATAGGCGTAAAGCTGCAACGTTGGTATTCAATCCGGTCAGCGGTAAGTTTGAAAGGCAGCGATGAAACAGGTATGGAAATGTCAGGCTTGCGGTGCAAAGATAACTCTTTACATACGCCCAGTAGAGCCCCCGACACATGCCTGCAAGAAGCGAGCAAACAGAGTGATAGAACTCAAGGAGGAAAGCAATGACAACAATTAACCAAGAGAAAGTCTTCATCGACATGCTGGTAGAAACCATCCTGGCAGACGAAGACGTAACCGAAGAAACACTTGACAAACTCATGGCAGCAAGCGAAGGACTTGAAGCCGAGACAGTTATCAGTTGCCAACAAATGGCAATGTCAATCGTGACAATTAGAAAAGGAATGCAATGAGCCATTTTTTTGAAACCGTAGTAGCAGTGTGCTTGGCCAACTACATGCTCGCAGTTATCGCCGTGGCCTCCCGAAGGTGGAGCGACAAACGCGCATACAAGAAGTGGGCACAGATAGAAAACCTGCGTGATTAAATACATAATCGGTTGGTCAATCGGTGCCATAAACTTATGGGTCACGCTGTACCTAGACAGGAAAAGACATGGCAAAAAAAACCGAAGTGCCGGCAGGGCTAAGAGAAGTAATCCACAAAGAGCTGAACAGTGGGATGTCGTATAAAGGAATTGCTTCCAAGTACAACACTACCAATAAAGCAATGGAGCAATACGTCTTTCAGCACTACCGACAAGTGGGCTGGGAGTGGCGCTACCGATAAGCTACCGACAAATGAAGCGGAGTCCTTGCGGGGGCTCGCGCAAAAAAAAAAATGACATCGGGTTGCCCCCAAAGGGTCGGCGAGGATACCGCCGATTACACAAGAAAACAACGCCGAGAAAATAAAAGTGCCGAGGTTGTGAACGGTTAGACCGTTCGCTAGTTTTGCTTGACCACCGATCGAAAGGCGATCGGGGAAAGGCAACAATGAACACAACAACCACAACCACCACCACCACCGAAGGTCGGCATATGCCCGACTGTTGGCGGAACTTCCACGACGCTCTTAGGGCTGGCTCAGATCGAGTCCTGCTCTACGGAGTACCGGGTACTGGCAAGACCACCGCAGGTATCAAATACGGCACTAACAACCGCAACGCCTACCGCCTCACTTGCACTTCAGACATGACCGATGAACGGCTCACGGGATTTTGGAAGCGAGTCAAAGACGGCTACGCCTACCACGAAGGGCTCGGCATTTTGGCGTGGCGTGAAGGCGCTCGGCTCGTGGTCGATGAGATCGACAAGGCTTCAGGCGATGTCCTCGGTACTCTGCTCAACCTGCTCGATAGTCCCGAGTCGGCTCAATGGCGCAACGATGACACAGGCGAGATACTGACGCCGAGTGTCGGCTTCTCGGCAGTAGCGACAACCAATGTCGAGGACTTGCGAGACTTGCCCGAGGCTCTGCTTGACCGCTTCCCGATCGCCATTCGCATTGACACGCCTCACCCTGACGCACTCGACCGACTGCCCGAGAACTTGCGCCATATGGCGAGCCAACTATGCGACCGACCCGAAGGCGAGCGAGCCAGCCTGAGAGCGTTCTTAGAGTTCGCTCGCATTAGTCCAGTACTCGGTATCGAGTCCTCGGCTCGTATGGTGTTTCGCAATATGGCAGACGAGATCATCGAAGCCTTGCTAGTGGCGCAGGTGACACAATGACGAAGCCGAGACCCGAACTACTGCCACCACAACGGCAGACCGAGATCGGCAAGGTCGAACGGTGGTCGGTGGGCTCAGGCTCACCAACCGCCGATCGGCAAGGGCTGAAAGTCACCGCCGAGTTTGACGACAACGAACGAGGCAGATCGACCCGACTTGTAGCGATGATGATCTCACGACTCGACTACGAAAACGACATCGCAGAGATCGTGACTCGGTGTCACAACTGCGATATCGACCAAGTAGATCAGGTGCTCGCTCACCTACCGTTGGCACGAGTGGTAACGGCGCAAGGTCTCCTCGCTCGGCACGACCTCGCCGATCAGACAGTCGGAAGCATTGACTCTCGCAGAGTCGGCGCTCTCGTTGGAATGATCGGCGCAGAAAAGGCTCACCCAGTCTTATTCGACCTATGGGCGAGATCACTCAACACCAAAGGCGAGACAGGCGTTTATCGCACGATCAGAAAACACCACCCGAAACTCGGCGAGGTAATCGCTCAGCATCGGCGCACGATCAAGTGGAATATCGAAAGGGCAGTACACCAGCGAGCGTTGCTCCTATCCGATGAGCGAATGGACATCAGCGACACCGAGACAATGAGGGTCGGTGCTGACCTACTACTCGATACCGCATTATCACTCGCTCTCATTGACCAAAAGACACAGCAGAAACTCGCCGAGGCAAAGTCCCGAGAGTCCCGAGAGTCAAACGAGAAGCCCGAACTTCCCGAGAAGCAACAAGGCGACAACGGACTATGGGACAAGTACCAACTATTCCCGATAGACGAGCGATCTAAGCACCCTTCAGGGTCACTCGGTCGCAGTTGGGCGGCCAGCCCCCGGGGCTCGGCGGTCGGGCAAGTCTCACGAGAGATCACCGACCCCGACTCTCGGATATTCCGAAGGCGCAAGCGAGGTCGTGGTGGTGTTGTCGTGATCGACTGCTCGGGGTCAATGAGCCTCACCGAGCGAGACATCGAGGCGATACTGACAACGGCTGGCGGTGCGGTCGTGCTCGGATACACGGAGCGAGGCGGTCTCGGCGAGATCAGGTATCTCGCAGACGGTACTCGCCGAGTGCGTGAAGTACCCGAGACATTGAGACACGGCGCAGGTAACGGAGTCGATGGCGAGGCACTACGGATAGGGGCGAAGCACCACCGAAAAGGCGAGCCTTTTATTTGGGTGACTGACGGTGGAGTTTGCACTCATACCCGAGCCTCATTCTCGGCACTCAGAGACGACTGTCGCAAGATCATCGCAAGCGAGCGAGGGCTCTACGCTCACAACACCGCCGACGCAGTACGACTACTGAAGGCACTCGGTCGGGGCGCAACGCCTAAGACCGCCGAGCCCTACTACTTTCAGGGAGACTGAGATGTCAGCCCTACGAAAGTTCCTCGCCGATGTCGGTCAATGGCTAATGCTCGGGCTCTCCGTGTTCGCAGTCGAGATCGTGAGAGACCCACCAACGAAGCCCAACAAGAAAACACCACAAGACCCCGACTCTGATCTAGAGTCGGACACCGAGGGCGAGAGTCCTCACCAACACACCAACAAGGAGAAACAACAATGAGACAAGTGCGAAAGATCGCCGAACTAATGCGAGATCACTTCTCGCTCGTGTACGGCAAGAACTACCCGACCAACGAGATCGAGCCGAGCGATATCTCGGAGATCGGACTACTCGGCGCAGACGAGGAAGGACAGCCAACACTTGAGCCCCGAGAGGGCGAGCCGATCGTGCGACTATTCGCCATTGTCGGCAGGAGCCAAGCGGTCGAAATGATCGGTGAGGGCGGAGACCCTTACGAACTCATCACCGAAGCGATGACGAAACTCCCCGAGGGAACGGTTGCGCTGTCACTATGGGCTCAGGCAACAATGCGAGCGATACCGAACGATCTCAAAGGCGACTTCGAGGCAGGGGCGAGCCCGAATCAGCCTCGCATTTGGCACGAGATCAAGGAACGAGGTCGAGTGCTGGAGACCGATCAGATCGTCGTCATTGGGGCAGACGGATTCTTGACCGACTGCTATCTCGCCGAGGGTCGCTTGCGAATGGAGATCACCGACGCTCACGAACTCGCAGGTCGTATGCCGATCGCTCTCGCTTCGCTGTATGTCATGGTCGGCTTCACGAACTCGCTGTATGAGCGCATACGCCGAGAGGTCGCCGAGCCGATCGCCGATCAGTTCGCAGAGGTCGATGAGATGCTCGCCCGAGTTGTGGCGATGGTTGAAGGCGACACGCCCGAGACACCGACCAACACCGAGAGCGAGATCGGCGACACCGCCGAAGGGGTGGCCGCGAATCAGCCAGGGCGACAAGCTGATAGCCGGGACTCGATCACCGCCGAGACTCTGATCGCCGAGATCAGGCGCAGGACTGAGCACCTAGACCCGACCGATCTCGACCACCTGCAGAGCCTTACCGCCGACCTTGACGAGATCGCCGAGGCGATCAGGCAGGACTTGGCACTTGATGAGCGAAGCCTCACCGAGATCACCCGAGCCCTCGGCATTGTCTCGGGCGAGATCGGGCTCACGATCCCCGAGGCAGTTGCCAAACTACGAGCCCTCGGTCTTGACGACTGAGCCCGACCCGATCGGCAGACCCGAGCCCTCACCTCGCAAGAGGTGGGGGCTCTTGTCGCTGTGGGGTGCTTGACCGAGTGCCGCTATTCCTGCCAAGATCGAAGGCGAGGGCTCACCGAGCCCACCACGAAAGGCAGGAGACAATGAGCGACAGAATCACAGTCGGAGACCTAGAGAGGCTGATCGGTCGAATAGACCGCTACGCCGACACGCTCGGGATTATCGACCACAGCAGAGGCGAGAGGCTCGGACTCGACCAAGGATCAGCGACCTACGGCAGGGCGTGGAGAATCTTCTCCACAGGACTAGACGGCAACACAGGACACGGCGACCCTTTCCACCTCGGCTCGGGCTACCTCGGCTGGTCGAAGGCAGAGGCGCACCTCACCCTGAGAGGGCTTGAGGCTGGTCTGTGGCGGTCGATCGTGGCACTAGAGACCCGAAACAAGGCACGAGCCACCCAAGAGAAGGCAGAGGCAATGAGTCACGGCAAGCCAGCCAGCGAGATGAGGACAGCACTCCTCAGGCTCGGCGAGATCGTGAGGGAGATCGACCTAGATCAACCGATCACTTTCTGACACTTCCCCCCCCGAGAGCCCTCGACCTCGCAAGAGGTCGGGGGCTTTTCTTATGTCCCGACCGAGAGCACCCGAGACACCGACCGACACGCCAGCGAAGTCCGAGCGAGCCCGATCGGCAGCGCTTCGCAGGAAGCCAGGGCGAGACCCGACCGGTCGGTGATCGAGTCCCGAGCGATCGGCAACAGCTGAGAGCCCAGCACGCTGGCCAGCGCACCGATCGCCGAGCCTGATCGAGCGACATCGAGCACCACCGAGCACCACGAAACACCGACAGAATGGCACCGATCGCCAAGCCTCGCCGATCACCAGCAGAGAGAGCCCGAGCGATCAGAGAGAGAGCAAGGCAACGCCTCCGCCGATCACACTCGCGCCGATCCTGATCGCACGAACACGAGGCGAACACTCACCACCTCGGGCAAAGACCGAGCCGGCTCGAACTGCTACCAGCGGAAAAACTGTGGGCGCTTGCCAGTGGTCGCGTCGCTTCGCTCCTTGCCACTGGCATTTCTATCGCACACTCGCTGCGCTCGTGGCTCAAAAATAGCTCGCTTCGCTCGCGTAACCCGGGCTCTGCCGCTCGTGTACCCCCCTGGATATCTCATAACCCTTCCTGTACATAGATGTATTTGTTGCCGGTTTCGGCTTGTGGTCTCGTAAGTTTTTTATGCTTTTGAAAAGAAACTTTATGCTCTAGATGTTGTACCCGTGGTGTACTTGTGTCTAACCGTTTGACTGAACTCTTGGCGACGGTCTTTAGCTCCCCCCACGCTTTACAACTTTATGTTGAAGGTGGCCGTTGCTAATTGCTTTTAGCCGACACCTAGAGTCTTGATCTCATTCCTGACCTCGTACGTATCACCGTCAGGTGGCGTTTGTGACAGGGGAGGTCGGTCCCCGTTTCCGGCCACGTTTCCCGTTCCTGGCCTATCTGTCATTTGCATCCAGGGTCTAGGGCTTGCTCCACCGCTTTGCGGTTCGTCAGGTTGTGTATTGAGGATACTAGCTTGCGCGTTGCTTGCGCAACTGTGCTTGCCACTTTTCTGCTTGGCGAGCTGCATCTCTTAGTAGTGCATCATCTGACAGTTCTCGTTTTGTTTTCAAGTCTTTGCGTTTGATGACACTGTTTGTGTATCCGAGTCGTCCTGTCATGGGATCAACTATAGCGAAGGTGCCGGGCCGATGCAAGGAGGACGGCACGAAAGGAGAATGCCCACCGACCCGGCGACTAGTATGTTATCAACATGGCAAAAGGTAAACGTAACATTGCGCCAGAGGACCGCGCTCGTTTTTGGCAGTGCATCAATGCTGGGATGACAACCAAAGAAGCTTCGCACATGGCTGGTATCTCTTATGAGACTGGCAAGAAGTGGGTTGTGAAGCAACGCGTTCTTTCTACGGAGCTTAAAGAAGCCAAGTTGGCCGGTGTCAAGGTAGAGAGGGGTGGAACTCAGTATGACAAGATTAAAGAAACTGTCGCATCGGAAGACCTTCTGCCCCCCGTCTTACCAGTTGACCGCCTTTCAGAAAGGGCTAAACGTGGTTTGGTGGACTTCGACTACTTCAGACGCGTGTATCTTGGGCGAGTGCCCAGTCCCTGGCAGGTGGACGCTGCATATAAGGTCGTTGAATACCTTGAATCAGACGAAAAAGAGTTCCTAGTACTTAACTGCCCGCCTGGTGCTGGTAAGTCAACGTTGTTTCATGATGTTGCAGTGTGGGTGATTGTGCGCAACCGTTCTATCCGTGTCATGATTGGTTCTGTTTCGCAGACGTTGGCTAAGCAGTACAGCCGTCGTATCCGTGAAACGCTTGAACGTCCTGTTCCCTTGCAGCCAGATCCAGAGATGGTGAGACGTGGCTTGGCTTTGAATGCTGAGTCGTGCGTGTCTTTGGATTATGGGCGCTTCAAGCCTGCTAGTCAGGGTGCTTTGTGGCGAGCTGAAGAGTTTATTGTTGAGCAACAAGGTACTGGTGGGTTAGACAACAAAGAACCAACCGTGTCGGCCTACGGTATTGACTCAGAGTTCATTGGTCACCGTGCTGACCTTGTATTGTTTGACGACGTTGCTTCTCCTGAGAACGCCAAAGAGTCAGCTGCTCGTGACAAGTTGTTAGAGCGTTGGGACTCCATGGCAGAGGCTCGTGTTGATCCAGGTGGCGTTCTGGCTGTGATTGGTCAGAGGTTGGGGCCCGGCGACATCTATGCCCACTGTCTGGCCAAGGTGACCTATGACGACTTCGGTGATGACTACGACGGCAGCGACCAGACTCAGGCGACAGTAGAAGAACCGGTGAAGAAGCAGAAGTACCACCACCTTGTTTACAAAGCGTATTACGAAGAGCTAGATGATGGCCCCGCGTCTCGCACAACTAAAGCCGCGGCCTGGCCTGACGGCCCACTCCTGGACCCTTTCCGCCTCTCCTGGAAAGATTTGTCATACATTAGACACTCTAATCCGCAAAAGTTCCAGGTTGTGTACCAGCAAGAAGACATGGAAGCAGGCGCTTACCTGATCGAACGGGTCTGGGCCACCGGTGGCATGGGGACGGACGGGGTGTTATACCCAGGGTGTGTGGATAGAGACCGTCGACCAGGCTTTATTCCACCTAATTTGCGCCAACCAGTTATCTCCATAGCCTCTGTTGACCCGTCCCCGACCCAGTTTTGGGCGGTTCAGTGGTGGCTTTACCAACCAGAAACCAACCTTAGGTACCTAATTGACGCCGAAAGATGCAAATTAACTGCCGAAGAGCTACTTGGATACTCGGTTGGCAGCGGTGAATACTCCGGCATCATGGATCAATGGCAAGAACGCAGCGCAGACATGGGGTATCCCATCAGCCACTGGATCGTTGAGGTCAACGCAGCGCAACGATTCCTTCTTGCGCATGACTTTGTGCGTCGTTGGCAGGCATTACATGGTGTCAATGTGATACCACACACCACAACCCGCAACAAACTTGACGAAAACCTTGGTGTTGAAGCTTTGTTGCCACCTTTGTGGCGCACCGGCCAGGTCCGGCTGCCAACAATGACTGAGAACTGGAAGACGTTGGCGTTTATTGACGAGATGACGTCATGGACACGCGACAAGAAGCGCGGCACCGACTTGGTAATGGCACATTGGTTTGCAGAACTACATATGCCACGGCTCACACCCGCAACAAGACCGCCCCGGCAATGGAGACCAAGCTGGCTTTTGTCTTCATAGCACATCCTGATGTGTATTATTAAACGTACGGGTCATCTAGGAACGGTTGCATGATTACAATTGAAGAAATTCTTGCTCATTATAAGTCGCGCAGAGAAGCTCAAGGTCCTGTCCTGGAGCAAATGCGTAAAGTTCGGGAACTTGCTAACGGCGACACCATTATCCCCCTGAACGAACTTGATAAAGCCGCCAAGAGTTCTGTTGCCAACCTTCTAGTTCAAGGACTTGATCAGACATCGATGCGTATAGCGTCAACTTTCCCAACTCCGTACTTCCCACCGCTTGCCGAGGGCAAGGATAAATCCAAAGAACTAGCCAACACCCGCCGCAAAGCCATGCAGGCCATGTGGGAACACAACCGCATGAAGATGAAAATGCGTCGCCGTGCCCGCCACATTCTTGCCTACTCCTCGTCGCCGGTTGTTATCAAGCCTGACTTTAAGAACCTGATGCCAACCTGGTCGGTGCGCAACCCACTAGACACCTACCCGCTGCACACCGAGGACATCGACAACCCGGTTCCGGATAATGTAATTTTTTCTTATCAGAAGCCCCTGAAGTGGCTTCTGAATAACTACGGGTATGCAGTCGATGGCAAGCTTCGTCTTGGTCGTATCAGCAATGATGCCAAGTTCACAATTCTTGAATACGTTTGCGCCAACGAGATTGTTCTCTGTGCAGTCGGAGCAGAAGACCAAGAAGGTCTTGACTCCGTAGAGCGTTGGGGTGCCAACGTTGTAGAACTTGAACGAATCGTCAACCGTGCCGAGTGCCCGCTTGTAATTATTCCGCAGCGCATCACCCTAGACAAACCACGCGGACAGTTTGACGGCCTGCTTGGCATGTACTACACCCGTGCGCGTCTCCAAGCGCTAACCGAAATTGCTATCGAGCGCGGTATCTTCCCAGACGAATACCTGGTTGCTCGTCCTGGCGATAACCCCGAGATCGTGCAGATTGCAGACGGCAAGACCGGACAGCTTGGTGTTGTTAAGGGTGGAGACATCCAACAGTTGAACACTGCGCCTGGTTACAAGACTGACATGGCCCTTGACCGCCTCGAACGCCAAGAGCGTCTTGAGGGCGCAATCCCGGCAGAGTTTGGTGGCGAGTCCGCAACAAACATCCGTACTGGCCGTCGCGGCGAAAACGTTCTTGCTGCAACGGTGGACTTCCGAGTACAAGAAATCCAATCAACATTCGAGTCCTCACTTGTTGAAGAAGACAAAGTTGCTATTGCAATTGAGAAGGCTTATTGGGGCAACAAGTCCAAGTCATTCTTTATCACTGGTCGCGCAAACATCAGTAAGGTTGACTATGTGCCAAACAAGGTTTGGGAAACAGACTTTCACTACGTTTCGTACCCAGCTTCCGGCACTGACGTAAACAGTTTGATTATTGGAATTGGCCAGCGCCTCGGCATTGGTACGATGTCAAAAGAGTCAGCGCGTGAGGTTGACCCATTGATCTCTGATCCAGAACTTGAAGCTGACCGCATCACCGCAGAGGGTGTTGAGTCTGCGTTGCTTTCCAGCATTCAACAGCAGGCAGCAAACCCGCAAGGACCGTACCAACCAGACGACCTTGCCTACTTGGTAAAGCTTGTTAAAGAACAGAACGTTTCTTTGTACGATGCGGTTGATCGCACCAACAAGAGAGCACAGGAGCGTCAAGCAACTCCCGCCCCAGCACCAGAAATGCCGGGCATGATGGCACCAGAACAAATGCCAGGGTTGGCTGTGCCAGGAATGGGTGCAGAACAAGCACCGCCATTACCACCAGAAGCAGGGGCGGGTGGACCACCACCAGAACTTGGAGCACTACTGTCACAACTTAGAGGAGCGTAATGGCAGCAAAACCAAATCGTACAGACCTAAACAACAAGGCAACCAAGGTCGCTAAACAAACAGTGCCTGGCCAAACGTATGGCAAAGCAACAGAGCAAATGCAATCTCAATCGCTTGTGCCAATGGCCCCGCCCCCGACCGAAGTTAGACCTGCACCAGTGGGTCCGGCTCCAGGTCGTCTTGGCGCGTTTGCGCGTCCAACTGAAAGACCAAACGAACCACTCACAGCAGGCGTCGACTTTGGTGCTGGTGCGGGCTCGATGCAGGTTGGTATGCCAATGCGCTCCGGTACCGAAGAAGCCGGTCTGGCTGAACTTCGTGCGATTTATCAAATGTATCCAGACGATGCGCTTGGTTCAATGTTGGACTCCTATCTACGTGAAGGACGTTAATGGTTAACAGCAAGTTCCTGTTCAATGACTGGAGCAATGACGTAAACCAAAAATTCGTCATTGATCGAGCCGTAACAATTAATAACGCCGAAAAGAATGCGTCAAACTGGATCACCCCGCAGGTGGCAGACAATGTTAAAAAGATTTACAACCAGGCACCCTGGATGCCTGTTAGTTCAGTTATCACACTCGCTAAAGCAAACGCTTCACCTTCAGCAATTGATACAGCTTCCCAGCTCTCTGCTTGGCAGTTAGCAAAACAGCAGATAGCAGAAAACACTCCGCGTAAAAAGAACATCTTTGAAAGGTTCGTATACGATCCACTTAAGACCGGCTTTCGTATTTTGCAAGCTGCCGCAGAGTTCCCGTCTGACATTATTAACAACATTGCCTCACAAGCCAGAGAGGCTGGTGGCGATAGTTTTTTGGGTCTTGGTGCTTTTCTTCCACAAAACCTATTTAGAGCTTTTGGTAAAGATGGATGGTTTAAGTCAACTCAACTAGGAACCTTGATGAGTGACTGGGATAAGCAAGGCGAAGGCTTTGCTTTGGGTGAAGAATTTGGAAGAGTTGCTGGTCAACGAGCACGTGATTTCCGTGGCACAATCAATGGACATGCTTGGACAATCGGGCGCGACGCAGCGAGAATTGCTTACACACCCGGTTCTTATGGCTACAACGTTCTGTCGGGCATCCTTGACGGTGGCGTCGAGCTCGTAACAGACCCAACAAACTTTGTTGGCAAAGCTTACAAAGGTATCCGCGCTGGGTTAACAAACGTTCCTACAATGTCAAAAGAAGTTGCTACTTCCGCGGCCCGTGTTGCGGCTGGGCTTGCCGACGACGCTGAAATAGCGTACTGGGAAGCAAGCAAGACAGCGAAGTGGCTAGACAAGTCAGCAGCCGCAAACCGTTTAGTTGAAGTTATTTCAGAAACAAAGTCGCCTTCACAAATTCTTGAAGCTTTTAAGTACAAACTTCCACCAGAAGTAGCAATCAAACTTGCAGGGATGAACGATCCCGCTCAGATCAAAGCGGCAATCGGAGCCTTCACATCACCATTTGGCTTGATGGATAGCGTTGCCGACGAGGCCGTAACTATCTTTGGTTTGCCACAAGAACAGATGATCCGTTCTTTTACTGACATTCCTGGCTCTAAACGATTGTTTAACAACGCCTGGACGGAATCGACAGTAGGCATTGCGTACAACAAGTGGATCAAGACACGTGTTCCATCGCGCTTTCTCAACGTTAAAGGTACCGCGGTTGATCGCTCGCGGGCGGTTGAAAACCTTCAGCGCTATGTAACCCTTATTGGTGATGACATTAGCGACTCAGAGTGGCTTAGCATTCTTGATCCAGACAAGGTGCGTAACTCTGGTATTTCCACTGAGTTCTTGTCGGAGATTTTTGAGACAACCTCAACCGGCAAACTTGTTGTTAAGAGGATTACGGACTCTAAAGGCAAGTTGATTAAGCGCACCTATCAAACGCGAGACGACATAACCCCAGAAAAAATTAAAACCGCGTTTCTTGACTTCGCAACCCAGGCCTATTCCAGTTCTTACGGTACCCGCACAGCCGTAAAAGCGACTCAGCAACTCTACAACCAAATGATTGGGGCCGCATTGCGCACTGCGGGTCTGGATTCAAGCGTTGTTGACGAGGTTTTGGGTTCTGTGGATGACAAAACAGAAGAGTTCCGTCGTTATTTTATCGACAGATCAATTGATTCTGACGACGAAACGTTCCTTGAAATGCTTGTTGACTCAGGCATAATTACCAAAAAAACCGTTAATAAACTGGTTGACGACCCAACGCAACTCAAACACCTTCGTGTGGTTGGCCCACTTGCGTTGGCTGACCTACTGAACAGTGTTCAAATCCTGCCTGACCCTCGTGTCTTACGCCGTCTAAACAGTCCAGTATGGAAGCGGGAACTACAACGCACCGTTGTACGCGAAACCGGCCAGCAAAGAACGATTCCGATGGCCATTGAGTACGTTCAAAACGAACTCTGGAAGCCGCTCGCCTTGGCAAGTGGTGGTTACATTATGCGTAACGTCATTGATGGTCAGTTCCGTATGGCCCTTACTGGTGATGTTAGTGGTTTATTCAACCATCCATTGAGGTACATCCTTACCACCGTCGGATGGAGAAATAAGGGCAACATTCTCGGCCAGTCGTTCAAGGGTGTTAAAGCAATTGATGATGCCACCGAAGCCGAAGTTCGTTCGTCTCTTGATTTCCTGCAACAAACAATTAGCTCCTCAACAAACCGCAGAATGGTAGACCCAACAGAAGGTATGGCATCGATGATGCGCCAGGGCGACGTTCGCGTTGTAGAGCGTCAACTTGATCGCAACCTACACACTCAGGCAATCGTTGATGAAATGGCCATGATGCGAGAAGACCCGATTGCCAAGATGATTCTTGAGGGTCGCACAACAAATCAAATTGTGGACGTATTAGAAGCCACGCCACGCGGTCAACAGATCATTAGAGACCTGGTTAATGCCCACCCGGAAGGATTGAAAGTGGCACGTGAAAACGGCATACGAGACTTTGTGCCGTTTCCAAAGAACTGGAACGAAAATGCGGACATGCGCCGCAAGTACCTGCAAGCCGTTATCGACGGAAACTACAGAACCGACCGCGTTGGTTGGTTGCTTGCACCAGGCAATGAGGACCTTAAGTTTGCAGTTATGACTAACCGCGTTCCGGTTGGCGACATGTTCCAAATGCAGGTTGATGACGTGCAGATGGGGATACTAAATGGCTCTTACGACATCATTGATGGTCCTGGCTCGTGGGGTAGAAGTGACAAAATAGGGCCTGGCTCGATTATCCGTGGCATGGAAGAGGAGCTTGACGACGCCGGTATGGCCATCAAACCAAAGACTTTTATGGTTGTGGACTCTCACACTGTCAAGGGTCAGACAGTTCTTGATGTTAGACAAATCAGGCAAACCTCTGAAGTTTCCGACGACATGTTTGAAGCCTTTGCTCCACGGGTTGGTCCAGAAGCAAACTTCGCAATGACCGATCTTGTCAATGTTGCCGGAGACGCAAACACCCTTCCGCAACGTGCACGGTGGTTTGACCGTGAATCTATGGATCGAGTCGGCAGTAAGCTGGACGCCAAGGGACAGGAAGCCAACGTTATTTCAACAATGCTGGAGCGCAAGCGGGCAGCAGTTGACTGGTGGTTCTCTCAGGTTGTAGACAAAACGTTTATGAAGACCTTTGAAAAGAGTCCTTTCTGGCGTCAATACTATTACCGGCACATTGTCCAAAACATTGATACACTTTCTGCCAAGGAAGCGACGCGACTTAGGGAGACAATTGTGAAGGCAGCAGCCGAAGAAGGGGTATCACCGGGCCGTTACGTTGGATCAAACAACCTATGGCGATCAATGCAGCGGAGAATTGACCAAGCCGAGGGCGTGATTGATTCAAGCGTAGATGTTGTCAAGGCAGAACTTGATGACTTCAACACCGAGTTGACTGGCCTTAGCACAAAGATTAATGAAGTAGAACAAGAACTAAAGGATGCCGCAGCGCGTCGTCGAGCCAATGCACAAGCGGCACGAAACGGAGATATGACAGGCGCGGCTCCAGGCGTATTGTCGGTGAAGATCAGGCCGTCAACGCTGTTGGAAAGCGGTAGGCCAGTGCGAAACTTTGCTGGAGATGAGCCACTTGGCCATGTTCTTAACTACCTCAAGGGTCGTATCACAATCGAGGAACTACGTACAATTCCGGTTCCTGGCCGTGGAATGCTTTTTGCAAACATGACACACGGGGACACGCTGTTTGTTGCCAGCTTCTTCCAGGACACCTTACGTAAATCAAACGATGTCCGTAAGAAACTTGCAGAACTACCTGTTGTCAAAGACTTCATTGGTCGTTACGTACAAGGCCCTGGACAAAAGCAGTTCCTTGACCTAACCGCAACAATGCGCCTTTCTAATGGTAAGCGTATCCGGGACCTCATGAGCCCCGAATACATGCGCCACATCACTAACTGGCTTTCTGGAAGCATCACACTTGACGAACTGGAAAACATTCCGGTTGGCGGTTTGTTCCCGTTTGCAGACATCACCAAAGACGATGCACTCAAAGTGGCTGCATTCATCCGTGGCTTTGATGATCCAGCAGCTATTGAGGCAATGAAGAAGTTCTTCCCTCGTCGCGTTATTACCTTTGACGAACTTCGCAGTATTCCAATTCCTGGTCGTGGCATGATCTTCAACGACATCACCCTTGATGAGTTTGACACGCTGTACAACTACGGTCGCAAGTTGCAAGACACTGCAGTTGAGGGCGCTGAGGCAGCTATTCGTGCAGAGCCATCGATCAACAGGATTGCAGACTCCGTGGTCGATGATGTTGTCGAGGACTTCCCCGAAGCAACAGGCGACACGTTGACCAGTCGGATTGATAAATCAACCGGTGAACGGATTGCGGTCAAAGACATGAATCCCACACCGTTGTATGACTTCAGGGTTGACCATGAACACGACATGGGTTACCGCGTACTTACGGAGAACATTCCAGACAAGTTTGGTTCAACAGACCATACAGACATTATTAATATTCTGACCTACAGAACAAGAGAAGCGCGGCGGACTCTGAACAGGCTCCGTTTTAGTAGCAAAAAAATTACTAAAGGACTCATGGATAATTCAATTATCACTTGGGTCAAGACGGACGCCTACAATGATGCCATTAAAAATGGTGGGTCTGTTACGGGATTCCTAAAGAATCCATCTCCAGACACTAAAGATTTTACGGCACTTCAGCTCCGAGTTGATGACGTTCTTAATTATGTTCCAGCAACTGCAGCCCGAAAAAAGAAAGCAGGTAGAGCTCTTTTAGGCGAAGTTGTTGCAGAAGCAAGCGTTCTGTACCCAAACACTACAAAGTTTGGTGGCTACCTACCCCCAGGCAAAAGGAAAGTAGGAATTAAAACACAATTCTATAACGACCTAGTTGACAGCCCACAATCTCGCGCAAAATACGCAAACAGAAAAGGGGCCAACGCCAAGTCTGTAACAAAACAGGCTGATGACTACGTTGAGCGACGTCGTGCAAAGATTGACTCCGCATCTAACGATGTTGGTCGAGTGCCGATACCCGAACTCAACCCAGAAAAAGCAGTTGGTCGCTTTGTGGACGAACCGGGATTTGAAGACATTGTTATAAACATAAGAATGCTTTCGGGAGTTGGTTTTTTTGAGGGCGCTGGCCCGGTTGAAAATATTGTAGAAGCCTTGATGGAAGCGCTGCAGCAAGGTAGCAATTCAGTTTTGTCTGTTCGGGGAAAGATGAATTTTAGGGGCTACGGCATTAGGAATGCTGATGTTCAAATTGATTTTGATGATGCTTTGAGCCTCATCCATGATGTAAAAATTAAAAAGGTTGCCGACATCGACATTGCCCGTGCAGCAAAAGACCCTGAGTACCGAGCTGGCGTACTTGACCGACTACAAGGCGATGCTCGGGAACTGCCCAGAGCTACCTCCGACGTTCCATCGGTTTACGACGAAGATGCAGCCAATTACGTAAAGAGCTTCTTGAACTCACCAGCGCCACGTGACCTTGTTGAACAAGAGTTGTATGACCTACGCCAAGACCTGTACAAAAAGCGGGCAATGATGAAGGGCTTGGTAGCCGATACCCAGGATCGGATTGGTCAGGCGGAACGTTTTGTCACCACCCCCACGGGAACGCTAGAAGACCTCGACATGTTTGCTGGCAACATGGCTAGCCGTGAGATCAAAGAGCGCTTCTTTGACTCGGCGGAAAAGAACAACCTGATGGATGCTACGCGAGTCATAGCACCGTTTGGTGCGGCTTGGGCCTCAATCATCGGTGACTACGCGGGGCTCCTCATCGAAGACCCGACTCGCGTACGCCGCGCACAACGCGCCTACGTAGGTATGTCCGATGCTGACCCAGCGGAAACCGGTCAGGGCTTCTTCCATAAAGACCCAATCACCGGCGTTAACATGTTTGTGTTCCCACTTTCCGGCAGCCTTGCAGAATTAGTGACAGGCGTCAACGCCCCACTTGCAGCCCCCGTGCAAAGACTGTCTGTTGGTTACACGTTCATTCCTAGCTTGGGACCAGCTGGCCAGATTGCTGCTGACGCTTTGTTCCGTGCCGCGGGTGACCCACCTTCGTTGGACTCATTATCAGAAATCATTTTGCCTTATGGCCGTAACAAGAGCATTGCTTCCAACCTTATGCCTGGCTGGCTTGACAAGGGCCTACAGGCACTCAGGGGCAACAAGAGCCAACTGAACACAGTGTTTGCCAATACCTACATTGAGACGGTGCGAGCCCTGTCGGCCGCTGGCGAATACGACATGCGCACACCTGACGGCGTTGACAGACTGCTTAAAGATGCCAAGGGTAAAGCCCAAGTTCTGACGGCTTTCCGTGCGCTATCCCAGTTCCTTGGACCTACGGCTGGTAGCCCAGCATTCAGAGTTGACACTTTGGCAGGCGAGGACATCTATGTCGGTCAGCTCATCAAGGAGTTCTATGACCTCCAGGCGAACAACTACGACACAGCCGTCCAGCGATTCCTTGAAATCCACGGACCAGATGCGATGCTTTACCTATCAGGTAAGAGCCGATCAACCCAGTCAGGGCTTGAAGCAACCGAGCAGTTTGGTGACTGGGAGCAATCCAGTGGCGAGTTCTTGTCTAAGTACAGCGAGGTCGGTGCTTACTTTGCGCCAGGTGGCGATGACTTCTCGTTCTCAGTTTGGGAGCGTCAAATTAGGTCTGGTAAGCGCGAGCGTCTTACTGACAGAGAGATTATTGCTGAAGCACAGAACCGCCTGGGTTCTGCTCGTTACCGCGATGCCCGCCTAAAGGTTGGCGCATACCCAAGCGCAGAACAGAAAGAGTGGTTGCGCGAATACCGTGACCGCTTGGCCGTCAACTACCCAGGCTTTCCTAGGGTTGCGCAGTTTGAGGTTGGCAAGCTTGAGGGCCAGATTGACCAGCTTCGTCTAGCGGTTACCGACAGGCAAGTTCAGGACTCGCCGATAGCAGAAGCCATTACGAAGTACCTGTCGTACCGCGATCAAGCTTTGGGCCAGTTGGCCAAGTATGGCTTGGTAAGCTTGCAATCAAAAACAGCAGAGCCATTAAGGGATTGGTTGGCAGGCATGGCTTATCAGCTAGTTCTTGCCACACCCGAATTTGGCCGGTTGTATGATCGTGTTCTATCACCGGAAGTTGAGGATTAATGGGTATTCAAGATTTTTTTGATGATGCTGTAAGTTCAGTAACCGATTACGTTGTCAACTATCCCAAAACCGTCGTCAGGAACTTGACTGGACCGTTTGTTGGGGATGAGCAATCTGGAAGCAGCGACACGCAAACCACTTCCTCCGGTGACCCCAGACAAGATTTTGCAAACAACAACAACCAGTATTCCACTGCTGGCCAAGCCGCAGCCGCAGCCGCAGCAGAAGCCTCTATGCCGAGCTTTGATGGTTCAACCAACAATTACTATGCCTTTGCCGAGGGTCACGTTATGCCCGAACGAAAGGTCACCGTCAGAACTAGCGCAATGAATGATGCAACGGACACGCAGATGGACGAAGCTTATTTCAGGATTTATCCCAATACGACCCGTGTTGGTGGCGTCCCTAAGCGTTATGTCGAATTTGAAGACGCTGGCTATGTGGGTCAAAACCTGGTCGACAAAGACGGCAACATCGCCAGAAAACCATACGACCCCGAAAAAGACGCCTTTGGAATTATTGCTTCGTTTGCTGATCCGGTAAGCCGCAGGGCTTTTTTGCAGGGTTTGGCAAACAAGGGTTTCTATGGAGAAAGCGGCAACCCCAGTGCGTCAATGTTTGACACCCAAGACTTAAGTGCTGTTTCTCTGTTGCTTAGAAACGCTAATGTTGCAGGCCGAACCTGGGATGTGGCGTACTACGGAATTATGCTGGATTCCAACTACGCCTCACAAGGCAGTTCGAGTTACGGACGCAGCGTTCAGTACACGCCAACCGAAGATGTCAAAGCGGTGTTTAGGGACGCAGCTCAAAAAATGCTTGGCCGCAGACTGGACGATGAAAGTTTGACCAGGTTTGCAGACGCGTACCGCCAAATGGAACGCGGGGCAACCGGCAGTGAAGCCGCTACATCCGTGAGCACCGCAGCAGAACAGCGCGTAATGCAGGAGTACGGTCCTGAAAGGGCAGCCGTTGGCTACACGAACCTTGCTCGCATAATGGACGCAATGATCCGTGGGGGTGCATAATGGAAGACTGGGAACAGTTAGTACTAGAACAATTTCCTGACTCAGCCTGGCTGTTGACCGACATTGATCGTACTAAGTATGCCGACACTTTCAACATACTCAAGCAGGCAGTAAGCGAAGAGTGGTACGCCTCGGACACTGGCCTGGCTCGTTTTCAGGCAGCAATGTCTGGCACATCTTTCTTTAAGGAAATCAAGACCCAAAGGATCGACCAACAAATCATCGATACGGTTGGAACCATTAATTTCTCCGGCTCAAACTACGGCAAGCTGGTGGCCAGGATTCTTAACTACGGCCTAACCGGGGACGACCTCAAGCGTGAGGCCTACCGCGAAGCGTTCCGTAAAGACGATAACGGCAACTACGCCAATGCGTCAGCTGTAGAAAACGTCCGCAAATCCAAACTGTACAACGCTTACGTGAACTACGGCAAGTCCTATTTTGTCAACATAAACGACAATCTTGTTGAGCGTTCGCTTATGGGCAAAATTAGTATGGAGGATGTGGAGACTCGGGTTCAAGAGATAGCTAAGGCAAGGTATCAGCACCTTCAGCCAATGCTTGACAAGGGCCTGTCCATGAACGACATCACGCAGAACTACCGCGACTATGCGGCTCAGCTTCTTGAGGTTGATCCCAACACCATCGACATGAGCCAAGCCAAATATGAACGGGCGTACATGTTTGATGAAAACGGCACCAAGCGAATGATGACCAACGGCGAGTGGGCTCAAACACTCAGGACCGACAAGCGTTATGGCTGGACCCAAACAGAAAACGCCAAGTCTGAGGCCCGCCAATTGGGTAACACTTTGGCCAAGGCTTTTGGTAGGTTGATGTAATGCCGCTGCTTCCCGATCCAAACGCCCCTGACGCAGATGAAATCCTTCGTTCCTACTTGGCCTACTATGGCCTTGGGGACAATGATCTAATTGCTGCCGTTACCTTGGTTTGGCACGGTGGTCAAATTACCGGTGAGTCCACAATTGACGACATTGGGTTTGCTATTCGTGATACGGATGCTTACAAGCGTCGCTTTGCTGGCAACATTGCTTTGCAGGCAAAGGGTCAGCCAGTGTATTCAATTCCTGAGTACATCGCTCTTGAGCGGGCCTATTCACAGGCTATGCAAGGGTCTGGTTTGCCAGCTGGTTTTTATGACAGCCCAGACGATTTTTCTGGATTCATCTCAAACAACATCTCTTCTGCGGAAATCCTTGATCGCGTCCGTTCTGGCTTCCAAGCCGTTAAGCAAGCGGACCCAGCTGTTGTCAACCAGATGAAGCAGTTGTACGGTGTTTCCGAAGGCGACCTTGCTGCATACTTCCTAGACCCGGACAAGGCAACGCCCGTGCTCATGCGTCGTGCTCAGGCAGCCCAGATTGCTGGTGAAGCAGAGCGTCAAGCCGGAATGCAATTAACAACCGGAACCGCGGAATTGTTGGCTGCACAAGAAATCTCATCAGCAGAGGCGCGACAGGGCTTTGCCAACATTGCCGGGGCGCAGCAGCTATTCGGTGCATTGTCCTCGCAAGAGCAAGCAATCTCTCAGGAAGAACAGATTGGCGCAGTGTTTGGCACCAACCCAGCAGCGGCTCAGCGAGTTCGTCAACGCGCAGCACAACGCACCGCAGAGTTCCAGGGTGGCGGAGGCTTTGCGGCGCAGGGTTCTGAAGTCACTGGCCTTTCAAACGCTTGACAGAATAACTATTCATCAACAAGAATAAACCCGATTCCGTAATGGAAGGAACTCTTGTCGAATCCCCCGCAGACAAGATGTAGAAGGGGTGTACATATCAAACCAAATGCAGCCGACCGGAACCTCCGTCCGGATCGTGGGCAAAGGAGTGTGAAGCCATATGAGCGAGTCTGAAGACTACTTCGAAGAAGAGCATTCGATTGAGGGTAAGAACCCTTTGAGAAAGCACGTCAAGCAGTTGGAACAGGAAGTTGCAGAACTCCGCAGGGAGCGAGCAGAAGCCGCAGCAGCCAAGAAAGAGTTGGCCTTTGCTAAGTCGGGAATCCCTCTGGATGCCCCAATGGCAAAGTACTTCATCAAAGGCTACGAAGGCGAACTTGAACCAGATGCAATTCGTCAGGCAGCGCTTGAAGCAGGTTTGATGCAGGCACCCCCGGATGGGTCGGCGCAGGAAGCAGCAGCTTGGAAGCGAACCCAACAGGTCGCAGCCGGTAGCAATGTTTCCGAGCCCCCAGTGGACTACGTAACCCGTATCAATAACGCCAAGAGCCAGGCCGAAGTCGAGCAGATTCTCTTAGAGGCAGCACAAGCAGCAGAAATCTAAACCTCTAAAAGAAAGCAGGAAAACCCATGGCCGGAGAAACCACAACCTCCTCCCTTTCCGTAGACCAGACAGCGTTTGATCGCATTGCTTATTTCGCATTGCGTTCCGAACTCCTGTTCGATCAGGCTGCGGATGTCCAACCAACCGCTCAGTCAATGCCCGGTTCAGCTGTTACGTTCACGATCTTCTCGGATCTCTCAGCAGCAACCAGCACCCTGAACGAAGTAACCGACGTTACCCCTGTTGCTTTGAGCGACAGCCAGGTGACCGTGACCCTTGCCGAATACGGTAACGCAGTCGTGACCACCGCTAAGTTGCGTGGCACCTCGTTCCTGAACGTCGACACGGCAGCGGCCAACATCGTTGGTTACAACGCAGGTGACTCAATCGACCAGATCGTCCGTGAAGTTCTTGCCGCTGGCTCGAACGTCGTGTACGCAACTGGTGGTTCGACAACCCCGTCAGCACGTACATCCATCCAACCAGAAGACACCCTTGCAGGCGACGACATCCGTAAGGTTGTTGCTCAACTCCGTGGCGCGAACGTTGCAACCTTCAATGGTTCATACCTCGGCTACATGCACCCGGACGTTTCTTACGACTTCCGTGGCGCGAACGGTGCTGCAAACTTCCGTGACCCACACACCTACGTAGATACCGCAAACATCTACAACGGTGAAATCGGTCAGTGGGAGTCGGTGCGCTTCATCGAGACCCCCCGTGCAAAGGTGTTCAGCAACGCTTCTGACGGTTCCGGTTCAACCGGCACAGTCGACGCGTACTGCACCCACGTCATGGGTCGTCAGGCTCTCGCCAAGGCGTACAGCTTCACCGATGGCAATGGTGCAACACCAAAGATTGTCCGCGGCAACGTAACCGACATCCTCATGCGCCTCCAGCCGCTCGGCTGGTACTGGCTCGGTGGATACGGTCGCTTCCGTGAGGCAAGCCTCCGCCGCATCGAATCAGCTTCGAGCATCGGCACAAACTCGTAATTATCGAGTTGAGCATGGCCCCCTGCTTCGGCGGGGGGCCTTTGCTATTCTTGGGCCATGCCGTTCTTTTCGCCACCTACAGACGACTTTGTTACTTACGGGTCAGAAGATGATTACCAGGCAGAGATTTTGTTTTCCAAAATTCGCCCGGGTGCGCGTGGTCGGAATGTTTACAAATTGTCAACTGGTCAGTACACAGAGAATCAGCCCCCATTCCTGTCCGATGTTGCTATCACCTATTACGGTGGACACGTCACGGAGATAACGGCTGCCGAGGCTGCGGACCTGACCGAAGCTGGATACGGGGACTACATAACATGATCCTTCATCAGAAGACGCACCCCAACCTTGATGTTGAGGGGTGCTTTGGTTGTCGCATAGCCCACGTCAGGACGGGCCCAAACACCACCACATCTGGCGGTAACCGGGCCGCACAAATAAATGCAACAGAAGCCCGCTGGCAAAAAGACATGCCTGCCTACAAACGCCTTCGCAAAGATGGTTTGCAGCCCAAGAAAATCGATGGCTGCGCAAACATAGAAAAGAAAGCCAAGGAGTCATGGCAAGTGGAAACCGGCCTAGTCTAAAAACCATTTCTATACATGGCCCAAACCATAATCATTATGGCTACGGCAACATGAACCTGTCGCTTCAGAAGCACTTACCCCCCAGCGTTGTTTTGCATCCACACTCTGAGGTGGCCGTGTTTTGTTTACAGCCCACTCTTATAAAGGGTTGGTTCAAGGGGCAGAAAAAAGTCCTGTTTACAATGTGGGAAACCAGCCAGCTGCCGGAATACTTTTACGAATACCTACCACAATTTGACAAGGTTCTTGTTCCATGTGAGCACAACAGGCAGCTATTTGCGGCTTACCACAAAGACGTCTCTGTTTGTCACTTGGGCGTAGACACGAATGTCTGGACCCTCTGCGAGCCCCCCACAAACGATGTGTTCCGCTTTGTGGCCGGTGGCTCGTCTTGGCAGCGCAAGGGTCTTGACATTGTTGTCCGCGCCTTTGAGAAGCTCAACTTAAAAGATGCCGAGCTTGTGCTGAAGATAACGCCTGAGATCAGGGGAGAGCCACCAAAGATCACTAACCCAAACATAAAGCTTGTTGACTCTTGGCTAACAGTAGAGCAAGAGTATGACCTTTACGCAAGTGCTGACTGTTTCGTGGCAGCGTCTCGCGGAGAGGGTTTTGGGTTGATGCCACTGCAAACAATTGCCATGGGTGTCCCAACCATTATGTCTGACATGACTGGGCACTCAGACTTCATTGACTTGGCGACCACAGCTGTTCCAGCGCCTCCTCAACCCGCCGTTCACGAAAGGCTTTGGAATGTTGGCAATTGGTACGAGACGGACCTGGACGCGCTTTGTGCTGCGATGCTGGACCACTACGAACATAGGGGCAAATACAGGCAGAAGGCTTTGGAAAAAGTTTCTGGAGTTTCTCGTTTTACTTGGAATAAATCCGCTCAAAAAATGGTTAAGCTCAGTGGGACTGGGGGAACACTAACCGAACTGGATTGGGTTCCGGCAGATCAGGCTAGGGTTGAGATTACGGTTAACCGCAAGGTGGAGGCCGACATAGGCCGACACCGTGTTCGGCTAGCCAAAGGCGAGACAGCTCTGGTTCCAATTGTGGTTCGTGATACTCTTCGAGATGCTGGTTATTTAGGAGTTTCAAATGGCTGAAAAGAAAGACTCACGATTGGCTA